TAGCAAAGCCTACAATGCGCAAGCGGTAGACGATATTGTTATTGACTTGGTTAGTAATTTTACTAGTGGGTTTACTACTGTAAATGTTGAGCTAGGGCTACCGACTTTAGATAGCGTTAGATTTAACTATGAACAACCAAGCAAGTGTTTACAGAAATTAGCCGACTTAATTGGCTATGACTGGTATATAGATTACGACGGAGATGTACATTTTTTCAATGTTGTTAACAACGCAGCACCTTTTGAAGTAGAGGACGGCAACGGCAAGATTATTAGCAAGAGCTTGAATTTTGACCAGAATATTTTAGAGCTTAAAAATAATATGGTCATTAGAGGCGGAGAATACAAAAGCCCTTTTACCGCTGTTACAACACCTGATGTTTACGAGGCTAACGGAGTTGACCGTGTTTTTAAACAAATTTACCGCTATAGCAGTGTTGAGGTTACAGTTAATGGCGCAGCTCAAACAGTGGGTACTGATAATATTCACGACCCTGCTGACTATGATGTGCTTTATAACTTTACTGAGAAAGCTATTAAATTCCCTGAGGCTACTAAGCCAACTGCTGGGCAGACTGTTAAAATCTTTGGCGACGCACACATACCTCTTATTGGTAAAGTTCGCGACAATACCAGCATTGCAACTTACGGAGAATATCAAGGCATTATAGTAGATAAAACCATTGAAAGTATTGACGAAGCGCACACCCGCGCGAAAGCTGAGTTGGTTAAATGGGCTGAGGGTTCATACGCTGGAAGCTTTAAGACTAAGCAGACTGGTCTAAAGACTGGGCAGTATATCCGAATTAACAGCGCTCTATTTGGGGTAGACCAGTATTTTAAAATCAATCGCATTACCGCTAAGGCAGTTAGCCCAGACGAATTAGAATACTCAGTTAAGTTTTTGGCTAGTGGAGAGTTAACTTTTACAGACATGATGATTGGTCTTTTATCTAAAGACCGCCAAAACATTACAGTTGCAGACGACGAAGTGGTGCAGCGCTTGGAATTAGTGCTTGAAGCAATTGAGATTACAGACAGCGACCCAACAGTAAGTTCTAACAGCCCACCATATACATGGGGCGCAGCAAGTAGCAACCCATTAGTTTGGGGCTTTGGAACATGGAGTTAAAACATATGAAAACCAAACGAATTTATGAACCAATGAAAGGTATTACTGGCAAAGTAATTGCTAAGCGCTTTAAAGGTGGCACCATGGACAAGGTGCAACCCTTGTTTAATTTGGCTACTACATATAAGCGCCGTGCTGCGTGGTTAGAAAAAACAATGTTAGCTGGATTAGCTAAGCGTTGGCAACGAAAGTGCTTAGAGTTAGAAGCTAGAGCAGAACAGATTTTGCAAAGTAATTTCCTAGGTATTGGAGCTGAAACAGACAATTTAGTTGTTACCAGCAGCAACCATGGACGCAATTTAGTTTGCCAAAGACTTGCTGGGGTAAATACTTACTCGCTTAATATTACCCACATTGAACTAGGCGACGATAACACCGACCCAACCACCGCCGACCAAGACCTTGGAAATGGTTTAGAACGAGGCACTGTTACTACTTACGATATTAGCAACAATGTGCTTACTTTAAGATTTTTCCTAAGCGACGCACAACTAGCTGACGACACTTACGAAGAATTAGGCTTATTTATTGACGGAACTGCTACTTTAGGAAGTGGTCAAATGTGGAACCATGCCTTGTTTAATTATGTAAAAGCCACTGGCGAAGATACGACAATTGAAGTAATTATTACAGTTAATTAAATAAAACTATATGAAAAGCGCAGCAATAGCTAATGGCGACAACGCCGACCAAGACCAGTACAACAATTTAAGACAAGACGCACAGGGGGCAGCTACATTACTAGCTACCCAACAGAGTAGCCCTAACATGACTTTATTAGTGCAAGCGGGAACTGTATTTTTTGGAACTACCAAAGTTGAATACGCTGGCGGTAACAGTGGAAGTTTTACAGCGCCGGCTACAAACCCGCGTATTGACTTATTGTATTTAAACAGCTCAGGCTCTTTGGTTATTTTACAGGGTACAGAAGCAGGCAGCCCAGTAGCCCCAGCTTACCCTAGCAACGCAGTACCTATTTGTGAGGTTTATTTAAGGGTGGGTACTACAGCAATTCACGACACAGACCAAGCCACCCATGGCTACATTTACAAAGATGTACGCAGCTTTATTGCAGCACCAAGTAATGGTGGTACTTTTACCATGCCTGAAAAAACTGGTATTGATATTAGCGCAGGCGAGGGTGTATTTATAGATAGCGCAGGCGACGCAATTAAAGCCTTTGTATTAAAAACACTTGTACAAACTGACGAGGTTTTTATTCCAACACAAGAACCTGAGGCAAGCACTAGCCCAGTAGATAATTTGTCTTATGTATGGCTTTCTGACCGTCGATTTGCTTGGGCAGCGAGATACAACAGAGCTACTACTTATTATTTATATACTGGTATTGGCGAGATTAATCCACAGACTGGTGCAATAAACTTGTTTGATAGTACTGATGTTACAAGTAGTAGTATTAACACCTTTACTGGAAAAATCACTAAAATTTCCTCTACAAAATGGTTGGTGCAAAATGACGCTAGTAATACAAACCCTGTTTTGTATTGTTGTTCAATTGACGACGACAATGTTATTACGGTTGGTGCAAGCTTGACATTGTCTACTAACATGGAGTTAGTAGACGGCTCGGTAATTACTGACTATATTGAGGACGACAAATTTATTATTACACGACGCCGTGATACAAATGACGACTGCGAAGTAACAATTGGTACAGTATCAGGTACTACTATTACGGTTGACACTGCTAACTGGCAAATTGTCGATACTGGCGTATGTTATTACATGTGGGTGAAAGCTTTGTCCAACACCCAAGCAATTATTTCTTGGAATGACGGCACCAACTTAGAAGCGAGAATTTGCAATTATGGCACAGGAACTGGTAACACAGTAATTACGCTTGGCTCAGGAACCACCACTATAGCAGCCATAGCCAATATACAAGGGCAAATAGAACGAATTAGTGATACTTCTTTTATTATTGCTTGGCGCGTGTCTGCAAGCTCTTTACTTAGAGCCGTTGCTGGAACTATAAATACCAACACTATAACATTGGGTTCTAATTTTGACTTTAGAACAAGTACCAGCGGAGCTGTTGCTGGTATTTGTCCTTATGGTAAAAATGGTGTAGCCATTTTATCTTACGACGATAGTGGTTCAGCTACCTATGACACTCAAATCCACTACCTTAATGTTAATGGCACAACCGTTACTTGCCCAATGTTCACAAGAATTAGCAAAGTCAATGGTCCATTGGTGCAAACTGTTCTTACTAAAACAACTGTTGCAAGGTCTATAGCGTTTGTGGCTGGGCATTTATTAACCTCACTGGCTACAGGTACGACTGCTGAGGGTACTTTAGGTGGTCTTGCAAAATCATTTAAGGCAAGTATTGAAGAGGTCTTTATGGGAGTTGCAGAAGCAAACAGTATTAGTAATGTGGTTAGTGTAATTCCTAGAGGGCGCTCAGGCGCTATTTACTCAGGGCTTACTTTTAAAGTCGGCAGCCCTAGCTCAACATTTACAGTAGTAAACCCACTAGTAAAATTACTAACCAAGTCAATAACAATATCGTCTACCGCTTGCGCATTGTAGGCTTTGCTAACGAGGGTTTTATCAAACTCATGCACTTTATCTTTACAGCGTAATGTATAGCCTTTTAGAACACCGCCAACAATTACGCTTTTGCGTTCAATAATAGTACCCTCAAAAATCTTTACAGCGTCCTCAAGTAATTGCACTTGCCCGCCAACTGCCGGAACTGTCTTTGCTGGTGTTTCCTTTATGTTGAATACTAAAATGTCAGGCTCTTTTGTTAGCCCCTCGTCCTTGCTCAAAGTCCGCCAGTCAAACCAGCTTGTTCGGTCAACTCCGTTAATTTTTAGTAATAAAGCCATAAATTATACTCTAATCTGTTGTTTAATTAAGTCGCTCAATAGTCCGCTGTAGTACTCAGCCTGTTCTGTGCTGGTCATAAATGTACCGTTCATGTTAATAACAATGCCACGGTCATTACCTAAGCCGTACTGTCCAGCTTTGCTTAGTGGTACTACTGCCTCAGCCCCAGCTTCGCCTATCATTGCAATTGTCGGCTTGGTTACAATTCCACCTGCTGCTAATTTAGGAATATTCGGAATTTGTGGCGCAGAAATACCAAAAGCCCCAGCTGCCGCACTTGCGGCACTGTTCACTGAGTTAATAAATTTGTTAATCTTTTCAATTAAGAAGTTAATGCTACTGGTAACAATACTTTTTATACCCTCCCAAGCAGCAGTAACAATACTTTTAGCTCCGCCAAACATTTGGTTAAAGCTTTCAAGTACTGGTGCAATAGCTCCAAAAATTGAGCCAAGCATAACGCTAATACCTAGAGTAACGGCAGACTTTATAATTTCCCAGTTAGTTTTTACTGCTCCGCTAATTGCGTTCCATGCAGTTGTTGTAGCGTTCACTAAGGTTGACCAGTGCGTAACGATTAAAACAATAGCGCCTACCAAGCCCATTATTGGTAGCAAGGTAAGTTCTATGCCGGTCTGTACGCTACTTGGTATAGAGTTCCAAACTTCTAACACTTTATTTTTTACCAAATCCCAGTGAGTAATAAGCATGTAAATACCAGTTGCTAAAGCGGCAACGGCAACTATAACAATTCCAATTGGGTTAGCTGCTAAGAACATAAGCGCACTGCCTAGAGCAGTTACCCCAGTAATAACAAGTGGTAAAGCTAAACCAATAGCACCAACTGCGGTAACTAAAGCAGCTAGTCCAGTTGCGACCGCTAAAATAGTTACTACTAATTTAGGGTTTTCGCTAGTCCAGTTAACCACCTTTTCAATAATCGGTGTAATAAATGTAACTAATTGAGTTAAAGCAGGAATTAAAGCAGCTCCAATGTTTTCACTAATATTGCCAAGCTGTACCTGCAGTTTCGCCATGCTTCCCTCTACGGTCTGCCTTGCAACATCATTAGTATATTTAAGGTTCTGCGCCAAGCCCTCTTGCATAGCAGTTACGCGTTCGGTTTCAGTACCAAACTGTATCATGTGTTTTTGAGCTTCGGTAAATCTAATACCGCCCTTTTCCAAAATACCAAACTGCCCATTAAGAGCCTTAGCCATAATGTTTGCGGTTTGGGTCAACTGTTCACTGCCAGCATTTACGCCAAATTGGTTAACAGCAAGGTCAGCCATGCTACCGCCCAATTTAGTTACCATGTCGGTAGACAAGCCAAAAGTTTGCAACTGAGCTAACCCAGTAGCAATTGCGTCGCCGTCCAGCACGCCCTTGCGTTCAAGCTCTGTGCTTAAATCTTGCAAGGCTGCTAACTGTTCGCGAGTACCCTTAGCCACGCTTAAAGTGGCGTGTTCTAATTGCTTTGCAGCAGTTTGAGCTTCGCCATAATCTTTAATCGTTTTGTAGGCAATAGCACCAATAGCACCCAGTGCTGCAGTACCGGCAACAGTCATTGTTTTAAATGCTGGTTGCAGGTTATTGATACTCCCACCAATTTTTTGCATAGCCGCGCTCGCCTCGTCGCGCACGCGTACTAATATACTAATGTCTGTTTCAGCCATGGGTTTATTGTTATTTTTTCGCTTTGCCCTCGCCTTTAAACATTTCTGTGATTATGTCTATAAAGTGTGCCGGTTGTTCCATATACTGCTGGTAAGTCCAGCCAAACTCACGGCATACTAGAGCCATAAACATAATCGGCTCCATTTCTATTTGACTACCTTTGTAGTACCTTTCCCACAAATAGCCAGTGTAAGCTATTTCGTCGGTGCTAAAAAACCTGTGTTAGCCTTTCCACTTTCAGCCACAACAAAGTCGTATTCGTCAGGGCTAGCGTCAAGTAGTCGTTCAAGGATATTTTCACTAGAGCCGTCATACTCAGTTACAGTTAAACTAACTAGCTTACTTTCTTGTTCAAAAAGAATATCGCCGCCTATTTCGCCCATTTTTGCCTCGCCTGTGGTTGGGTCAAAGACCATTTTTTTAGCCACAATACTGCGCAAGTCGTTGCGTTCGCGGGCAGTTAGATATTGTTTAATAGTGATACTTTTACCGCTTGGGGTTTCCAATGTTACGGTTGGTTTTGCGTCGCTCATGGTTTAAGCCTTTCGTGCTACTAATTTAGTAGCTATTAGTAGTTAATTAGTAATGCCCAGTTGTTCCGTCTAACATATTTTTATAGTTAATAACTAGCAACTGCGTTAGTAACTAAAGCAGTAATCATTTTGCTGTCAGTTACATTGTAGTGCGCTGTAAACTGTACATTTTCTATCATTAAGTCGTGCAACTTAGCTGGGCTTGCATGTTCTTTGAATACAGCTTTGTGTAAATCAATGCGAACCTTAGGGTTAGCAGCAGAACCAATAGTTACATCTGTGTTAATCATGTCTAAGCGCAAAGCCTTTTCAGTTCCTGCTAAAGCTAGAGTTTTAAATGTTGCTTCGTCGCTGTAAATAGCTTCTAATTCTCCGCTAATAGCAATTTGCTTATTAACAAAGTCTGTTGGGGCTACACTACCAAGCGAGGTGTCAGCTTCAAGGTTTGGTTCAATTTTAAGCTTCAAGCTCTTAATTACAGTTGCACTTGCAGCGCCTAAGTCAGCTTGAGTAGCAGCAATTTTGAATACTACATGCTGTGGCAAAAAGCGGTTTTCTGTAGTGTTGCTAACTGTAATAGTTGCACCAGCGCCTTTTTTAGCCATAAATGTAGCTGTGTATTCAAGGTACTTGCCCTGTTCATAGTTAATTTCTAAAGAGGAAATACAGCTTAGAGCATGCTTGTAATCAGAAGCATATAGTGGGTCATTCTTAAATACAGTCAAGCTTTGGTGTTGTGCGCTTTGAGCAATAGTAATTGTATGGTCTTTAATGCTCGCGTCGCTGTCAGCGTTGTCGCCAGTAGACAAAGAACCTAAGGCAGCCAATAGAATTAAAGCAAAGTGCTTATCTCCAATTGGTGCTTTGTAGGTTACTTCTGCCCATTGCTTAACAATGCTTTCGCCTTGGCTAGCTTCAATAACTCCAAGGGTTTGTTCATTTAAAATACGCTCGTCTTTTTCTTGCACATCAAATTCGTCAGTCTGTAACCAGTAAGTTGCGCTGGTTTCAGCTGTGCCGCGTACTGCTTCCTTAGCAATACCTATTTGTAGTAATTTTCCAATACCTTTCATATATTTTTATATAGTTAATTATTTAAACTTCTACTCTATCTTTTTCCCAAAGCTTTTGGGCTTCTTCACTGCTTGAGGCTAAGACCGTTAGAGGTACATATTTGCCCTCGCCGGCAAAGTGATATTCTTCTTTGCTGGTAGTTGCGACCTTTGTTTTAGCTGCCTCAGGTGTCATTACTTTGTTTTTTGCTTCTGTAATCATATATTTTTAGTTATTTGGTATCATTTTTAATAAGTTAATGTTGTTAATGCTTTAGCGCGTATCATTACATCAAACCAAAGCCATGTTTTATCAGGTGTAACCAGTGCTTGAATTTCGCTAGTGCTAGGGTCTATAGCTCCGTTGGCTGTACCGTCTAGGGTTGGGTCGTTGTCAAACTTATCTAGTATTGCTTCCACTAAGTCCTCAATTGCTGCTTCGCCTGTTACATTCTCCGCTTTTTGAATTACTGTAATGCGGTACTCGTAAGTTCGCATATTGTCGCGGTTAGTTTCGGCATAGCTTCTAATTGCAGGGGTGGTAACAATAGCTACTGGGTAAGCTCCAACATCACGCTGGGTTGGGTCAAAAGTGAAATCGTCCACTATTACCTCAGCCAGTACTTCGTCGTCAACCAGTTCAAGCAGTACTGCTTTAATTCGGGCTTTAATTGTTGCGCTGTTGCTCATGGTTTTAAATTAGTGCTTTAGCCAGTTTGTCAGCACCTGTTTTAATGTGCTGGTCAATGGCATATTGCGTTGCTTTAACAATTCTCGGCATAAATGGGTTAGCGCTTATGTACTGCGTACCCTCATGTACAAATGGTGCGTATTTAACAGTTGGTCTAATGTTCCCCTCAAGTCTGCTTGCACTAGCTAGGCTAATCCCCTCACTAAAGCTGTTCGCTAATCTGCCAGTTCTTTGTGTTCTAGGTAGCTTAAAATCAAAATTGGTATCGGTAGCGCCTTTGTGCAACTCAGCTAATATTACATTTATAATATTTGCCAAAATCGGGTTAGCTATTGCTGGGTAAGCAACAAGCTTTGCAACTACTTTGTCTAATCCTGAAATTTCAAACTCTATCATACAAATTGAGGCAAACGCCTGTAGCGGTTAATAATATCTCGGTCAATTGCGTCTAAATCTCTAGCCCATGTCAGCGTTGCTTGGTTAATGGCTTCGCTAGTCTTGCCCTCTGCCTCTCGGCGCTTTAGGTATTTAGTAACAAGGCGTTCGCATAAGTCAGTAATGTCTGCAGGCAAATTATGCAGTGTCGTATCTCCAAAGCTGGTAAAGTCTATTAAGTAACCGCCAGTATAACTAATGCGTACTTGGTTTACTCCGCTTGGCATACCGCCATATATTTTAACCATTCCGCTTTTCCCGCTTTCTAGCTTTTCGTAAATAGTATCGCTAAATGGTGTCCAAGACTTACCGCTGCCAACTCCAACTGCGTATTCAATGCTGGCAATGCTCACAATTGGTAATCGGTCTACTATTAAAATTCCGGTGTTTGGGCTGTGTACGCTGTGAACTTCGTTACTAACTGCTTCGCGTAAAAATCGTCTGTTAGTTTCGCCCTCTACATAATCAGTAACGCTGTTAATCAACCTTAAAAGAGTACTATCAAGCGTTGCGCCTGTAATAGTTAAACGGTCTTTTATTCTTTGCACTGTTGTTAGTGCGTGTGGGTAAATTTGTTCAGCCATGTTATTAAAAGTTAATTAGGGTGGTTGGTGTTTCGTGCCGTTTATGCACCAACAATTATGCGAGGGTTGCCATAGTAATGGGGGCTTAAACCAAGGCGGCACCAACCCCCAGTAGACTAGCCACAATGCACAAATCGGGTTTTTTGAGTACCCGCTAAACCCCCCAAGGAATTTAGGGGGTTGTAGCCAGTACTAAATTTAGTTAACAGGCGCGTTAAACGCGTTGCCAAGCGCAAAAGTAGCGCTACATGGAATTGACGGTGTTGTACCGCCAGCAGTTAGTACTACGCGTACATAACGACGAACAGAAGTGCCTAGACCGTTAATACGGATAAGCTTTAAGTCGTTGTCTGCAGTTACAGTAGTTGTTAAACCGCTTACAGCTGCAAAAGAGCTGTTGTCAGCGCTATCTTCAATGCTAAACGCGTAAGTTTCGTTACCGCTAGTCAAATCAATGTCGCCGGCTTCAATAATAGCCATACCATTGTTGTACCCTTGAGTATCAACACCAGTACCGTTAGCACTTGCTGTACGAACAGCAGGGATTAAGGAAGCTAAAATTTTAATATTGTCGTATACGCTTTTCATGGGGTTATTTCCTAGAAGTTTTAGCCTTTGGCTTGACAGCCTGCTCAGTTTCGGTGGCGTCAGTTTCCTGTTCGCCCTCGCCAGTGGTCGCTGGTTCAACTTCTACAGCGCCGCTTTCCTCGCCTGCGTATGGCGCAAGGTCAGCGGGGTCAAAAGCTTTTGCTTCTTCCTCTGTTAGCTCAATAATAGTGCCGCGTTCTGCGCGTCCACCTTTGTAGCTTAGAGGGTTAATGGTTTTAAATTTCATACGCTAAGTTTCCTGTTTTAGTTGGGTGCTACTAAGGAAAAGCAGCACCCGCAAAAACAAATTAAATTTCAGTCTAAGAGGCTGCAGTCTTAGCAACAGCAAATGCTGCACCAAGAGTTACTACCAAAGCGTGGCGGTGCTTTAACACCATTCCAGCTTGGTCGGCAAGTGCAATTTCCTTACCACCAAAGCTACCGCTAGTATGCTTAGCAATAGCCATTTCGCCACGGTCGCCGTATGCCAAAGCTTTCAAGTTACCAAAAATGATAAACTTGGTGCTTACAGCAGTTGCGCTGTTAGCAGGCAAGTGGCGGGTTGTGAACACTGGGAAGCCCCACAAGTAACCAGCTGGCTTTTTACCACCGTACTGTTCAGTACTAATAGCTGGTGTACCTTGCCAACCAACTAAGTAGTTGTTTTGGCTATCCTTTTTAGTACGGATTTTGTGCCATACTGTGCGGTTCATGTAAAATGCAGCTCCGTCAAGTACGCTTTCCTCAACATTGCTAATCATTTCGCTTGCGTCGTCTAGGTCAAACTCAGCAAATGTATCTTTACCAGTAGCCAATGTAACAACTGTTACATCAGGGTGGTTAAGTACACCTACAAAAGGTAGACCAGTACCAGCAAAACCTTCTTTGTCTGTGCGGTTAGCTAGAGCTTCGCCGCCTAGAGCAAGTAACCAGTCAGCTAATTCAACGCTAGCGTCGCTTAGCAAGTCGTTACCCATTACAAACGCTAATTGCCATTTCTTAGCAATTAAGCTTGCTTGGTCAAAAGTTAGACCAGTAACTGAGCCAGCTGCGTCAACGCCAAGGTATTCGCCCTCAAGGAAGCTACCAGTGTAAGCTGGGATATCCTTTTGGTCTGTTCCCATTGTCCATTTTTGTGCTTGACCCATTACTAGACCAACAGAAGCAGCAATGCGTTGAATAGCATTAGCAACTTCAACCGGTACCAAGTAGCCACCGCGGCTATCTTGTTCTGTAATCAAAGCTTCGTTAGCTTTGTTTACTCCGCCAAATACTACAGACTTTGCAAATCCTGCAAATTCTTTCTTTTGGTCGTCGGTCATACCTGTACGGTCTTGACCAAACACGCTGCGTTCAATACGCAACTGTTCTACAATTGCCTTTGTTTCAGCTGCCACAATAGGGCTAATTGTTTCCGCAAGTCTTTTTTCCATAACTTGGTCAACAACCTGCTCAAACATTGGTTGTAGTTCTTTTAAAATGTTTTCGTCCATTTTATAAAGTCCTTTGCCTGTTAATTATTAAACTACAGTAATTCAGGTCGGTTACTATAGCGGTGGTCAGTGGTTACTTCCCTTGTTCAGTACGCCTTTTAGTGTTTAAGTTCTCTAAGGCGCGTGTAACACTGGTAGCAACCATACGCAACACTTCACGGTTGCTAAGGTGCGCCTCAAGCGCAGCCTTAACATCAGCAAAGCCCTGCGGTATTTCACTTGCTTTAACAGCCTCAGCCTTGCCTGCTGTTCCTTGGCTGTCGCTACCCTCAGGCTCAGTTGCAGTTAGCAACTCCTCAAGAGCGGCAACACTATCTTTTAAATTGGCAAGAGTGTTTGAAATTAAAGTGCGGTTCTTATCGCTCAGTACTCTACCTGCTTTTTCAACAACCGCTTTGTTGTCAGGTTCTGCTGCTATTTCTTCTGCTACCGGTGTAACAACTGCTACCGGTTCGGGTTCAACACCTGCACCCTCGCCGCTACCCTCAGGCTTGTCTGCCTCAGGCTGCGGGCTAGGATTTTCCTCTGTATCCCCGCCAGTTGGTTCAGGTTCTGCACCGTCGTTATCGGCGGCGGCAGGGGGTGTGGTGGTATCGTCAGTTGCCACTTCGGCTGCAGGTTCTTCTGTTGCTGGGGTTTCAGTAGCTTCAACTTCTTTTGTCATAATTCCTTTAGCAAAAGCAAAATCTAGGTTAATCTGTTTTTCTTGTGCTAGGCTCAACGCCATTGGGTTTGCAGGTACTGGTACAAAAGAAAATTCCAATAGTTCAGCTCGCAGGATAACATTGCCCTCAGTTTCAAGCGGGATAAATCCAACGCTAGTTGCTGGTAACATTCCAGCTTCATGTAATTTGCGTACTTCTTGTGCAAATTCATGTTCTGCAAATCTACCCTTAGCAACAAGCTTGCCGTCAATAACTTTAATTTCGTCGCAAACACCTACCGGCAATTGCCAATAGTCATGCGCCCAAAGTACTACTGGGTTTGACTTGTAATTATCAAGCACCCAGCCGTCTTGCATAACAATGTCGCCTTGGCGGTCGCGGTCAGAAGTAGATACTACAACCTCAAAAGTTCCGCTGTCTGTAGCTGCTTTAGTTTCAGCTACGGCTTCTTGAAATTCCTTTTTGCTAAATGCTTCTGCTAACTTGGCTTTAATGTCCTCAGTTAGTTTTTTAAATGTTTGTTCCATATCTTTAAAGTTAATGTTTTAGTTAATTTAATCGCTTAGTATAAAAATGTTACTACCACCCCCGCCTGTAACCTCAGGCAAATAACTCATGTTTGTATTGCCCTGTATATCTTCTACTGTTCCAGTGTCGCCTCGGTTAAAGGCTAAAGTAGAGGTTGGGCTTAAAATATCTGTAAGCATTTATGTAGGGATTATGTTTTCGTCATAGGCAGTATTACCGTTCACTACATACTGGGCTTCAAACTGGCATTTAGGCTCAGTGGCTTCTAGTTCCCCGCAAAGTATTAGGTCGTTCTCGTCATAGTCGCCACTCTCAGAAAATACTTTTAGGTCAGGGCTGTCTTTTAATATTTGTCCTTTTGTAATAGTAATCATGTTATTCTTGCGTTAAATAAGCGGCTACTTTCACATTGTCTGCAAGGCTAGTAGGTGTGTACCTAATCCAAGTAGTATCATTTGTCAGGTCGTCGGTATCGTATGCGCTCCAGTTTGTGCCGTCAGTTGTTTTTTCCCAAGTTCCGTTAATTACATCAGTAGTTGTTTCAGTAAATAACAGCCCGCCAGTGTCAGCGTCGTAAAGTGAAATGCGTAACTCCGGTACTGTTCCACCAAATGCAGTTTTGAACCACCAAGCAAATGTTTTAGTACTCACGCTTGATTTTTCAACTGATAATGAGTAATGGCTGTCTG